ATTGCTGATCTTAAAAAAATGACTAAAATTAAAAAAGAGTTAGAAGCAGCTATAAATAAATAAAAAATGTTATGTTAACATGGTTAAAAAGAAATTATCCATTATTTGTTATAATAGGAGCATGTATAATAATCTTTAATTTTTTTATTGAAAAAGAAGATTATGTAAATGAATATAATACCAAAATAGAGGCATTAGAACAGAAAGTTGATTCGTTACATAGTGAAAATGACGAATTGACTTTTAAAATTGATACATTAAATGTACAAATAACTAAATTAGATCAAGAACTCGATCTTAAAGATAATAGAATAAACAACTTAAGATATGAAATTAGTACTAAAGTTGATGCTGTTGATAGTTTTAATGATGACGAGCTTGAAAAGTTTTTCACAGAGCGCTACAGACAGTACCTCGATTCAATTGAAAAAACCGATAGCGAAACTAGTAATTAAAGATTTAATTACAGGTGATGGGGCTAAAAATGAATTAGCTCTTACATTAGATAAGTTTAAAATTTTAGAACAAAAAATAGTTCTAAAAGATAGTATTATTATTAATTTAAATAACCAAATAGGTAATTTTAATTCAATACTTTTAACAAAATCAGACCAATTAACTTTATCACAAGAATTATCAAAAAAATTAGAATCTGATTTAAAAAAACAAAAATTAAAAAATAAAATAACTATGGGAGCGGGTGTTGTAGGAATTATAGCAGCAGTACTTTTAGTAAAATAGTATGTCTGAAATTAAAAAAGTAATACGTCAAGAATACCTTAGATGCGCTAAAGACCCGGTTCATTTTATGCGTAAATATTGTTATATACAACACCCTCAAAGAGGACGTATACAGTTTAATTTATACCCATTTCAAGAAAAAGTATTAACGTTAATGCGCGATAATCCATATTCGATTATCCTTAAATCCAGACAGTTAGGTATTTCAACATTATCTGCAGGTTATTCTTTATGGTTAATGTTATTTCAAAAAGATAAAAATATACTTTGTATAGCAACAAAACAAGAAACAGCTAAAAACATGGTTACAAAGGTAAAATTCATGTATGAGAATTTACCTTCTTGGCTTAAAGTAGATGCAGCTGAAAATAATAAATTAAATTTAAGATTAAGAAACGGATCCCAAATTAAAGCAACCTCAGCTTCAAGTGATGCAGGTAGATCCGAAGCAGTATCTTTGCTGTTGATTGACGAGGCAGCTTTTATTGATAATATTGGAGAAATATGGGCCTCAGCTCAACAAACACTAGCAACTGGTGGTGGATGTATTGCATTATCTACTCCTTATGGTACTGGTAATTGGTTTCACCAAACATGGGCAAGGGCAGAAGCAGCAGAAAATGAATTTTTACCCATAAAATTACCATGGTATGTTCATCCAGAAAGGGATGAAGCATGGAGGAAAAGACAAGATGAATTATTAGGAGATCCTAGAATGGCTGCTCAGGAATGTGATTGTGATTTTAGTACTTCTGGTGATATTGTATTTTATCCTGAGTATATAGAATTTTATGAAAAATCTTATATTAAAGATCCATTAGAAAAACGAGGAGCTGATCAAAATTTATGGGTTTGGGAATCACCTGATTATACTAGAGATTACATTGTAGTAGCTGATGTATCCAGAGGAGATGGAAAAGATTATTCAGCATGCCATGTAATTGATGTAGCAAATAATGTACAAGTAGCTGAATATAAAGGTCAAATTGGTACAAAAGAATATGGCCATTTATTAGTAGGTTTAGCTACTGAATACAATGAAGCAATGTTAGTAATTGAAAATGCTAATATTGGGTGGGCTACTATACAAGTTGCTATAGACAGACAATATCCTAACCTTTATTATTCACAAAAGAGTGACTCCCCAAATGCCAATTCGTACTTTGACAAATACCAAGACCATTCAAAAATGGTAGCTGGTTTTACTATGTCTTCTAGAACTAGACCTATGGTAATAGGTAAATTTCAGGAGTATATTAGTGATAAAGGAGTAACAATACAATCTAAAAGATTGATAGAAGAAATGAAAGTATTTATTTGGCGTAATGGAAGAGCAGAAGCCCAAAGTGGGTATAATGATGATTTAGTTATGTCATTTGGAATTGCTATGTACATTAGAGACACAGCTCTAAAGTTAAGACAACGAGGTTTAGATGCAACCCGAAATGCATTAAATAATATAACAGTAAATAGAACAACATATCAAGGAGGATATTTTTCTAGTGGGACAGACAATCCCTACCATATTGATACTCAAAATGGTGATAAAGAAGATATTAGTTGGCTCCTTAGATAATATTTATAATAATAACTATATACAATGGCAGATACAGGCTTATTTAGTAGACTAAGAAGATTATTTTCAACAGATGTAATTATAAGAAATGTTGGGGGGGATCAAATAAATGTAATTGATAGTAGTGCTATTCAACAAAATGGCCAATTACAAACCAATTCATTAATAGATAGATATAATAGATTATATACAACTAATCCAGCCTCATTGTATGGAGCTCAATTTAATTTTAACTATCAATATTTAAGACCTCAATTATATTCAGAATATGATGTGATGGATCAGGATGCAATTATAGCTTCTGCTTTAGATATTATAGCTGACGAATCAACATTAAAGAATGATATGGGTGAAGTATTATCTATTCGTTCTTCAAATGAACAAATACAAAAAATATTATATAATTTATTTTATGATGTATTAAATATTGAGTTTAATTTATGGGCATGGGTTAGACAAATGTCTAAATTTGGAGACTTTTTCCTAAAACTAGAAATAGCAGAAAAATTTGGGGTTTATAATGTAATTCCTTATACTGCTTACCATATCAGTAGAGAAGAAGGATTCAATCCAGAAAACCCATCTGATATTAGATTTAGATATAGTCCTAATGGTTTAGTAAACCCAAGCTCAGGAATGTATAGTACAGGAAACAACAGAGCCCAGGATGAAAATGGAATATATTTTGATAATTATGAAATGGCTCACTTTAGATTAATTGGTGATACTAATTATCTCCCTTATGGTCGTTCATATATTGAACCAGCTAGAAAATTATTTAAACAATATACGTTAATGGAAGATGCAATGTTAATCCATAGAATTGCTCGTGCTCCAGAAAAACGTATTTTTTATATGAATGTTGGATCAATTCCTCCAAATGAAATAGATGCGTTTATGCAAAAAACTATTTCGAATATGAAACGTACTCCCCATATAGACCCAAAATCTGGTGAGTATAATTTAAAATATAATATGCAAAACATGATGGAGGATTTCTATATCCCAGTTCGTGGAAATGATACTACAACTAAAATTGAAACTACTAAAGGTTTAGACTATGATGGAGTACAAGATGTTGAGTATTTAAGAGATAAATTATTTGCAGCACTTAAAATCCCAAAAGCATTTTTAGGGTATGATGAAAATGTAGAAGGTAAAGCTACATTAGCTGCAGAAGATATTAGATTTGCTCGTACAATTGAACGTTTACAACGTATTATGGTTTCTGAGCTTAATAAAATTGCATTAGTACATTTATATTCTCAAGGGTATAGAGATGAGGCATTGACTAACTTTGAAATTTCAATGCAGACCCCATCAATTATATTCGAACAAGAAAAAATTGAGTTAATGAAGTCTAAAACTGAATTAGCTACATCACTAGTAAATGAAGGTCTATTACCTACTGATTGGATTTATGATAACATTTACCATTTATCAGAAGACCAATTTGATGAATATAGAGATTTAATGCGTGAAGATGCTAAACGTAAATTTAGATTAGCCCAAATTGAAGCAGAAGGGAATGATCCTGTAGAAACAGGTAAATCTTATGGTACACCTCATGATTTAGCTTCATTATATGGTAAAGGAAGAATGTACTCTGACCCAGGTAATGTGCCTAATGGGTATAATAAAGATTCGGATTTAGGAAGACCTAAAGATTCTATAAGTAATATAGGTAAACAAAGTAATAATTTTGGAAAAGATCGATTAGGTGTTAAACGTATGAAAGATACTGATAAAAATGATTCATCTGATAGTAGAACTGATACAAATAAATCGGGATTAGCTCTTGAAAATGCCCAAACAACTTATCTAAAAAATAAAGATATTTTTAAAAAAATGAACAAAAAACAATTAGTTTTTGAACATGATAAAGATGATACCTCCCTTTTAGATGAAAAACAATTAAAGAAGTAAATTTCTTTTAATATTTATAAATAAATATATTTTTGATGAAAATAAAACATTCCAAGTACAAGAATACAGGCATATTGTTTGAATTATTAGTACGCCAAATTACTGCCGATACTTTAAAAGGTGGTGATTCTCCGGCAATTGATATATTAAAGGAGTATTTTGTAAAAACTTCTTTGGGTCGTGAATATAAGTTGTATGAATCAGTATTAAAATCTAAGGTTTTAAATGAAGGAAGAGCAAATATAGTAATTTCTACTATATTAGAATCTTCTTCTAAATTTAATCGTACATCATTAAGAAAACAAAAATACAATTTAATTAATGAAATTAAAAAACATTATAATTTAGATGTTTTCTTTGGTGCTAAGATTAAAAATTATAAAGAATTAGCTTCATTATATACTTTAATTGAAGGGTATAATTCAAAAGAAGCTGGTGATTCACAGCAATTAATAGATAATAAAGTAACTTTATTAGAACATTTAACAAAACAAGTAGTTAATACTAAAGATATTAAAGAAGATATTCTTAAAGAATTTCAAACATATGATAAAGATTTAAGGATACTTACTTATAAAGTTCTTTTAGAAAAATTTAATTCTAAATACGAAAATTTATCTAAAGAACAAAAACAAGTACTTAAAGAATTTATCAATTCAGTGGATTCAACTCCTGGTTTAAGAGACTTTTATAACAATAAAATCTCAGAATTAAAAGCTACTTTAAACGAGGAAGCTAAAAATATTAAAGATAAAGCTACTCAAATTAAAATTATAGAAGTAGCTAAATATTTAGTTGAATTAGATAAAACAGCTAAAGTTGATAATAATAACTTAGTTGATTTGTTACAATATTATGAATTAATAAAAGAAATCAAAGTAACAAATGGCATTCAAGTATAAACTTTCTGAAATGTCTAAAACTGCTTCTCCCGAAGTAGCAGAAAAAGAATTAGACAAACCTAAATCTGGGTTTAAAATTGGTGATGTAACAATCAGTGATGATGGTACTTCAAAATCTACTATATATAAAATTGATGATGAAACGGGACAAATTAGTTGGAGAATAGAACAACTACCTGGATATGATAAATTATTTAATGAATTAGATGATGTAGTGGGTATAGCAAAAAGAACTGCTCAAAAATCAAAAGATGATCAAAAATTTAGAGAATTTTATGATCAAATACGTCAAGTGAGAAATCAGGTTAGAACTCATATCCGAAAATTCCACCCTGAAATATACCAAAGAATCCAGTTAAGAATGGATGAAGCTACAGGTATTAATGGGGATGTAATGGATTTAAATCCTTCAAATAAAACTAAAGTAAATAATTATGTTAAATTGCCTCACCATTTAGCAGCTGTCCTTTTAGATTTAGCTGATGAAGTAATGTCTGATGAAGCTAGTACTATACAGGTTCAACCTCAAATAAAACAAGCTCTTGCATTATTAAAAAAAGCAGCTGAAAAAGCTATGACAGGAGAAAAAGAAGTTGAAGAAGTATCTACATCATCAGGTGTAGCTGCTTATAATACACCATTTGCCTTTAAAAAAACAGGTAAAGAAGGAGTAAAAGATAACGTATATGTTAAAAAGTTTGGATATAAACTAGTACCTAAAGATAAAAAAGGAAATTATGTTCAAAAAGGCAGTGGTTTAGAAGTAAAAAACTTTTAATATGTATAACATGAAATATAGATTAGTTAAAGAACAAGATGATAAAGTAAAAAAATTCCATGAAGAAAGAATCATGGCCTTTGATGCTTTAGAGTCTCGTTTAGAAGATATTAAAAAGACATTACGCCAAGCAAAAATTGAAACAATAAGATACTACAGAGAAAACCCAAAAAGTTATGCTGTAGATAAACCAACAGATTTAATTGGTGATTATATAAACGATATTGAAATATTATTAAAATCAGAAGAATGAAAAAAGCAGAAAAATTATTTAAGGAATTAATTAATGAAAATTATATTGACCTTAAACCTATTAATAAAATAGAAGCTACACCTAAAACAAATTTTGAAAATAAATTTGCTGAATTTTTAGCTGAAGAAGCTAAAGTTGAAGAAAAAAAGGTAACTAAAGAAGTTGAAGAAGTAGCTGAAAGTAATTTTGATTATAAAGATGTTAAAAATTTAGATAACCAAATTGGTCAAGAAGTATTAAATGGTATTTACTTTGAAGCAAAACAAAACCCAGATAAATCATTAGAAGAAATTAGAGAAATAGTATCTAAAAATTTAGCTAAGGATGGACAACATTATATGAATAATGCTATGTTTGGTATCGATGGTTTAAAGGCTGAAACAATGAAATGTGAAGAAGTTTCGGGTAAACATGCTGCTAGTGGATATTCTGATAAAGTTAAAGAAGTAGTAAAAGAATCTTTAATGGGTGGAACAACAAATA